TTAATTTGGTTTGCTTCATCTGGTATTACATTTAATACATTACTTACAGTTGCTGTGTCTGCTGGCTTAGTTCTAACAGAATCTAGCACCATTCTATTGTGATCTGCTGATCTGTTGTATGGGTCGAACACTAAGTTTTCTACATCTTGTTTTGCCAGGTGTTCTGAAGCATTGTCAAACTTACCACCGCCAACATCTATATTTCTACTGCCTGGTGCAAACTTTTCTTCTTTGGTTAGCTTTGTAAATACTGCTGGTAGTTTATCTTTGTTTATAGATGTAGCTGCTGATGTATAAGCCTGACCAGCTTTACCGATTGTGCCTAACAAACCAGCACCCATCATATCTAGTCCAGCATCTATTGCAGTATCAGGGCTAGTCATTTGGTCAACTCTTGCCTGGGCATCAGACCCAAGTCTATCCATAGCAGCAGAACCTTCACCCTGCATCAACAAACCTAATGGAGTCTGGACAAACTTGTCCTTTATTCCTGTTAAGTCTGGTGCATATTCTTCAGCTAATAACATTTAAACTACCCATGAATTGTTTACCGCAAGAGGTTCACTCCAGGAGGAATCCTCGTTGCTCATACTATCAACCACCGCACATAAATATCTCCAGGCATCAGCTCCATGTGAATACTCATCATGAAGTGGAGCACCTGGTTCTTGTGTTACTTGGTTGATACCTCGTCTATAGTTCTTCAAACACTCAATCAATCGTTCAGCCTTCACCAAATCGAAGTAAGCACGATCAAATGTCATTCGAGCTAGTCTTATACCTGTTTCTATATCAGACTTAGGAACTATTTCAGTATCCCAGCCCAGCCTTTGCATGATCTCCTCTGAACTGATCCCATGCTTAAAGTCTCTATTGCGAGCATCATGAGGTAGATACATAGTTCCCCAGTTATGCCCTAACTGTTTTAACTGATCAGAGTAACTATCTAAAGTCCTGTGATCATCCTCGATGTAGTCAATAATCCTTATCTCTGATAAAGACCGTTGGCAAAGTATGATACTCATGGAATCATTCCAACCGAGGTCCATAACGATGTGAGTCTTCAATAACCTATCTGGAGCTACATTAGTTATCCTACCCTCTTCTTGAGCCAACCTGATCTCTTTGTGATAGATAGCACCATCTGCAGCAGCCTTGGTAGCACCTTCCCAGATATTCTCATAGTCTTCTGGGTTGTTAGCCTTACACCTTGCTCGTTCTCTTTCCAATACATCTGGAAACCAAGGGTTATCGTTATAGTTCATTTTGACTACAACAGCATCGTTAGGCTTATTGATAATAAACCGTCTGTAAGTATCGTCTGTATCCATGTAAGGGTTAAATGTGACCCATATCTCTGAACCAGGCTTCCGGATAGTAGGGATTAATATGTCATATGATCTTTTGGAAACCGTTTGAGCTTCCTCTATCCATACAATATCAACACCCTCAAAAGACTTAATAGACTCTACTGTGTTAGTCGCTAAACCTGCAAAGCTGAACTCAGTACCATTGATACCTCTGATCGCTGTTTCAACTACATCATAAAACTGACCTAACCCAAGAGCCTGTATCTGGTCTTTAAGAAGAGTATGAACTGACTGCTTAATAGACTTCTGTATCTCACGAGCACAAAGAATACGCATAGGTTTCTCAGTACCCATCATTAACAAAGCCCTGGCAAAACCCCAAGACTTACCAGAACCTCTTCCACCGTAAGCTACTTTATAACGGCTAGGCTGAAATAAGAACTTTAACTTACTTGGAAATTGACTCGGCATCTACAAACTCAATCTTTAAGTTATTAGATAAAGATCCATCTGAAGATGTGATATCAGTTTGATTCTGAACTTTGCCTTCTAAACGATCTAAAACCATATCAATAGCTTTTGTATCTCCATCCTCAGCTTTTGAAACTAAAGCTTCCATGATTCTTCTAGCTCTTTTTGCATCATCCTGAGTCACAATTCGCTTGAGAGTATCATTCAATAACCTATTGCTTTTACTAGAATAATTGTTGCCTTTATTTACTTCGGCAGCTTTCTTTCTAGCTTCTTCTAATACTTGCTTTTGTGCTTCTGATCGTTCTTTTGCCATAATATCGTAACTCCAAATGGGTCATTACTTTCCTTGTTTAAGTTGTTTCATACGCTCTAATCGAGCTTCCTTACTCATATATAACCAATGTTCTAAATCATCGTATGTTCGTCTACAGGATATACACCTAACCTCACCGTCTGATCTATCCATACGACAAACACCGTTGCAAGGTGAGTCATCTAACACTTCCATCTTTTTCTTGCTGCTTTACCTCGTTCACCGGTCCAGCCTGCTGATCTAGCACAGAATGACTTCCTTCTCTTTGCATCCTTGCTACCTGGCTTAACTTTACCAGTCACCGCAGTCTTTAATTTACTTCCTGGGTTTTTCTTTCTGTATGCAGCTACACCCTTCTTGGTCATACCAGCACCTTGCTTGACTGACCTGTAATTGCCAGACTTCTTAGATTTGCTGATAGCCATTATATGTATTCACCCTTCTGTAGTCTTAGTGGTCCTATGTTTATAAGTAAATATTCAACTGGATATGTTAACCCTTCCGATTTAATCTCACCTTCATATATTTCAAATCCGAAATTGAAACCGAGATACCAATGATATGACCAGTTCTTAAACACAATCACCCACGCTTTTTAGAAGTTCGCTTAGTTTTCTTTTTTGTTGTGTTTTTTGCTGTTTTTGATGCGTTTTTAAAGTCTTTGGCTGTTGGTCGTTTTGGGTCATTTTTTCCACGCATTTTTTCTCCTGAACCTGCTTTGATTCTTTTTCTTTTTTTGTGGATGTTTTCATAGAGGGACATATGCTTACCTATATCTGTTTAAGTTCTGTAGAAGTCTATCTATCTGACTCATGTCTACAGGTATAGTGTTGTTTCTCTGGAACATATTATTTACAACTGGGTCTGTGTTCATTGGAGTTGGTTGTGGCATGGTTAACAGACCTGGAGCCATTGCTGGCATTTGTTGAGTCTGTCCTAAATATGCACTAGTATTAGGATCATAAACACTATTAGTTCCTGGATCTGAATATACATTTGGCTGAGGATTGTTTGTATACATCGGGTCGTTAAGTACACCCATGTCTACATCATTACCCATTAAACTCATGAGAAATGCTTCTCTTTGCTCTGGTGTCATATTTGCCATATCCATAATTATTTACCTTTTGGTTTTCTGTGTGTTAAATATTTACTGTTTTTCGTGTGTGTTGCACCAGACATTAAACGACCGTTATGCTTGTGTGTTTTGCCTGTGTAGAGTCTACCGCTTGGTAAATAATGTGGAACACCTTTTGCCATTACTTACCTCTCTTACCGTAACCTTTTTTACCTTTTTTGCCTTTGCAACCTGCCATGATAAGTTCCTTTACATAAAAAAAATCCCACCGAAGTGGGTTGTAGGGTCAAGGGTCTGGAGAGAAAAATGGAGGATTTTGGACGCACTTTCCCCTACCCCATAATTATACTATATCTTGTGGTTTAAATCAAGAAATTAATACTATATGTAGTGGTGTCACCCTGGGTGCAATTAATTTAATTAAATAGTGTAAATATAGTTGACATATTATGTGGTTTTGATATCATTTACTTACTAACTTAATTTTATGGAGAAAAAAATGAACGAAAAAATTTACAACTGCTTATTAATTGGTGAAAAAAATGAAAGCAATGTTTGGGCTTCAAGAGATGCATACATTGTTTTTGCAGACAAAAAAATTGCTGACAAATATGTAGAGCAACATTACCCAACAAAAGCTGTTACTGAAAGTCACTTAAAAAGCCGTTCTTTACAAAAATGGTTTGACACTTTGCATTCAGCAGATTGCCCTGTAATTTTTATTAAAGGAGAAAAATAATGAGAGAACCAGCATGGAATATAAACTTAAATACCTTAGGTCATGATGCAATGGCTTCCCTACACTACCATGATAATGGTAATGTAGGGTCTAAAAAATACATTGGTTTAGCATATTTTTGGGACAATGATACTAACTATAAATATGACTTAAGAGATTTGTCAATTGCAAAAAGAAGAAAACTACATGACAAATTATTAAATGCAGGCATTAAAGCTAAATACTCAGGCAAATGTAAAATGGACAACGGCGAATGGAATAAACACTATTACTTTGAGTCTAAAGATGCAGAGCCTGTTTACAAAGAATTTTTTGGAGAGTAATTATGAAAGTAGATATAAGATCACAAGAGTCAGCATTCATTGAAATTGGCAACTGGGTTATTTATGTAGATAACTCAACTGGGGAACACATAATAGATTCATGGCAAAAAAAAGAATATAACCAAGAGGAGAAAAATAATGAAAGATAAAACAGTATGGGCAGTATATACAGACGAACACTACCTCGATAGCCTTTGGGTAACAGAAGCAAATGCTAAAGAGTATGTGAAGCGTGAAGAAGAAAAAGACCCTAGATGTGAATTGCACATCTGGGAGCAACCATTAAATAACTGGGGTAAAAGATTTGGAGGATGGGATTAGATTCCCAATCTCCTGCCAACGATAGTCAACAGATTATCTATAGCGTGTGACAACTTAAGCTCATAATACATGGGCTTTTTTGTATTTAACCACCTAGCCCATACAGCATCTCTCTGGTCCTGATCCAGGGAACTGATGACAGCATCAATAGTTTCTATAACCTTACTATCTGACTCTTCGATCATGTCCTCGAATGAAGTGTAATTACCTCCAGAAGACATCATGATACTTTTCTTAGGATAACCTAATCCAGAATCTTCCTGTCTCATACTACGAGCCCAGGCATCCATGTATTCCATCAGCATTTCTCTTTCCATTAATCAACTCCCTCTTTATTAGCTAACATTGACTTCTTTTACCTCCCAGCGATTAGATTTATTTTTAAACCAACCATGAACTAATAAGGTCCAGTTGGCTTCCCTTAAATTATTAACATGATCGTTCTCGGAAATTTTTTTGATTCGAGCTGACATATTCGATTTGGAAGTAACCTGTATGGCAACGGTTTCTCCATCTTTAACTGCCAATATATCCCATGCTCCAAAAAGATCCCTGCGAGTACGACTAAAAGGTATCCAGACCTCAACGACCTGTACGGTCTCATACCCTTCACTTTTTAGTTTTCTCAGGCTTAGCTGAGTCGGTGACATCCCTGCCATTCTTTTCCTTCTTTCCAAAAATTTTATCCCAATTATCCTCGAACTGTTTAGGGTTCGGTATTGGGCGTGGCGAACTTCCTTTTGACATATTAACTCCTTACCAATACATTATTAAACGACCATCGTATTTAATCACATGACCTTGTAAAGTTATCCTGTGTTCACCAGGAACATATTCTTTTAACCTTGCAATGTTATGCAAAAAGTCACCCTTGTGAATTATTATATCTCCAACATTATACTTAAGATATTTTTCTTCACCTTCTCTGTATTCTAGCCCAGCACCTGAGCTTGGTATTTCTATAACAACAGTAAAACTATAAGCAGTATCATTTTTTAATCCTAAAGTTTCGTGTGGAAAATCTTTGTGCCAGTTTGATGGATAATCTAAAAATGCAGGATCAGATTCAAATATATGAAATGATGGATATGCAAAGTCATGATTTAAATGCACCTCTTCACCGATGTGATCTGTTAAGTATAATAACAAATCAGCATATAGATCAGGAAAGTGTCTCATTAGCTTAGGATTTAATATCTTAGCAGTATGGAAATATGCTTCAGTTTTTCCATCCATGTAAGCATTGCGACCTAATGTAAAAAATGGTGCATCCGATCTTCTAATCCACCAGTCACCAAGTTTAACTACATTAAATAATATTTCATCAACATCTAATTCTAACTTTCCTACATGAATCATTTTAGTATCTCATAATGTTCAATTTGTTTCATATCTGAAAAAGGCATTTGTGTAATAACATCTTTAGCATTATCTCTAGTGTATATTAAATATTTTCCTTTGCCTTTTTTATTACCATTTTCTGTTAATTTTTTTACAGTCAATTTATACAACTCTTCCCTGTTTACAATAAACCACATTCGTTCTCTTTCAAAAGCAATATAATCAGCTTTGCCTTTTATCCATCCATCATATCCGTCAACATTTTTACCTTCAATCCAAGTTAATTCAGATGAAAAGTTTTTGTCACTTCTATTATTTTTCTTTTGACTTTTAACATCAAACTTTAATTCTTTATTGCTAATCAGGGAACATATTCCCTTAACATCCCAGTGCTCCATTTGATCTTGGTATCTGGTAGAAAATACTGCATCTGACAAACATTGATTTGCAAATGCTATTTCAATTTTTTTTCCGTAATCTAAAAAATGCTGAAACTCTTTTGTATCTCTAAAAGTCTGCTTCATGTATTTCTCTTTTTACTAAGTGTGTTGGTAAATTAATATAGTCTTCATGAAGACATATTGTGTATGGAGCATCAGAATAATACTCTTGGACATAATTGTTTGCTAATGCACAATTCTCGAAGTGACCTATGTATTTAGGTTCTTCCATTGTTAAGTAAACTACTAAACAATATTCTAGCATTTTAACCTCCCAGTCTCTATAAGATACTGCATGGTGTTTATGTAAGCCTGGTCCCAAAGTTCTCTTCGTTCCTCTTTAGACAAAGTCTTACCATTATCTAGTTCGTAGTGACAAACATGACATAGTGCTGCAACCAGGGCATCACTATTCTTCATACCCATTCCCTTACCTTGGTTACGATGAGCTGCACAAATAGTTCCGTCCATAGTTCCGCAGTGCATACATGGCAGCTCTCTTAACAATACTAAAAGTTTTTTTGATCTATACATCTTCTGGGCTTGGCAGTCTACAACCATACTCGGCTGCAAAAAATTTTACCTGCTTGATGTAATCATTGAACTCTTCAGTATTTAGTGTTGAGGTCCTGGCAATTACAATAATTTTCTCACCTCGCACTTCTTTTTCTTCACGCAAGAATCTGTATGATAAAAGCTCATGCAATTCCTCAGGGTTCTCATAACCAAGGTGTTCACCAAGTATTCTGTATATAGCCCATAAGTATTTATTCTGATCTACTGACCGATTATACTTACCCTCTTTAATCTCGATCTTCCACATCTTCGAGTAATCCAAGTCTTTTAGTTTCTGAACGAGACTACCAAGATTATTTTTTGTCAGTCTGAATCTCATCATCCCATCCTTTCGATTTAAATACTATACCATCTTTAGATGTAGCTTTGTATACCGCATCTGCAAAAGATTTTTTTATCATTTTTATAAAGTCATTTACACTCATACTGGGCTCTCCTGGTAAGTCAAACTATTTTTGTTAAAGTAAAAACCAAACTTTCCTTCATATGGAAAATTTCTTTGTTTTTGAATATAGACTAGGCAGTCTGGAATAACTCTTAACTCTTCTGGAGTTTTAGATTCTTCCATAGCCCATTTTTCTTTTAATTTATTCCTGTAAACCATCAAAATATTATCTGTTAAATTTCTAATATTAGATGATCCATAAATTGCCTGGGCATCTGGTGCCGATAATTCATCAGTAACTTTTCTTAAGTGAGCCACCAGGAATATATGTATATCTAATGCCTTACATAAAACAGATAATTTATTTATAAATTTTTTCTGTTCGTTATACCCCATATCCCCATCGCCACCAATGTCTGCTACAGTCATTAATGAATCCACGACCACAAATTCACAATCCAGCACTTCTTTGGCGTAAATGATACTAGCAAAAATATCTGCCGAGGTTGTTTCTTGTTGCTGATCGTAAATGTAAATCTTTTCATTTTTTTCCTTACAATATTCTCTAATAAATTTTTCTGTTGGAGGTGAGCCTGTTGAGTTTCTTCCAAGAGCAATTTTACAAAGCCTTGCAAGAGTTATTTCTGGTCTCATCTCCATAGACATAATTAAACCTTTAGATTCTTTAGTTAACTTATGGACCCATTGCATTAATATCTGGGTTTTACCATGAGATGAAATTCCAGTGACTAAAGTAAGCTCGGCTCTTCTCATAACAAATCCCTCATCTAATGATGATAGACCTAAACTTTTACCAGAAGATAATTCTTTGTAATAATAATCTACAACTGCATCTGCAAAACTGCTTGTATCTTTAATTAAAAAATCTTCAACATATTCGCTTTCATAACCATGAACCTGCTCTTTAGTTATAGTAAGTTGATTTATTATTGCACCTGCTGTTTGATCTATCATTTAGCACCCTCCCAGTCATACCTTACATTAGGTTTTGTTATAGGGTCCAAATACAATTGTTGATTTAAATATGTGCTTGGATGTTTTTTATAACCATCTTTCACATCTTTAGATTCATTGTAATATTTAATGTGACCTAAAATTTTATCTAAATCCTTTGCACATTTATTTTTTGTC